CCATCATCTCCTAATAGGATATCATTAGCTGTATTATTAAATGCTGCCTGAAGATTACCAGAATTTTTGTAATCAGAAGCCATTTTAATATATACAACACTTCCAGCAGTTTCGTACTCATCATATTGAGGATCAGCATTATCCGCAGATAAATCTTCGTCCCAAGTAGTATTATCTGCACTAAATGCTGTTGGATATGCATAGCGTTTATGCCATGAATCTCTTTTTTCGGTCCACTTAAATTGTGGATCGTCTGTAGGCTTCTTGCCTACCTTACTTACGAATCTAAAGAATGGATCTTGTGGAATTGCTAACTCAGAGACTCGGTCTCCAAAGTTATACTTTCTACGAAGATTTCCAGTATCAGCTACACCGCCTTGGACGGGAGTTCCCGGTCCAATACCAGCGGATACACCTGCTACTCCTAGATTCGATAACTGGGCTAAATCACCTTGAAATGCGCTCATCAGTTATCTCCTTTCGATTTTAAATTAAGTTCGGAAAGGAGTTTTAAATTTTTCCTTACCCGAACAGGTTGTCTATATCACCATCACTGCCAAGCAATGCATCAAAGACTTCATCTTGGAAGCTCTTATTATCATCGCCTTGGCTATTAGCACCACTTGCACTGGCAGGTATGTCTCTGACATTCTTCATTTGGCTTAGCATATCCTCACGAGTTGCGTTTGCTACATTTTTATTTGTAGCATCCTTATTGATTAGATAATGAATATCATCTAATGACAGTATATGAGCTTTTGCTTTTTGCATCATATTTGCATAATCTTCATCTGTCATATTAGGATTTCTTTTCCTAAAATCAGCCTCTTGATTTTTCCTCTGAATTTGCTGTTGTGTTTGTACTGCTTGTTGCTTTTCTTTAGTAAGGATAGATTGTACTCTACCATTCACCATAGAATCAACATGAGCATTAAACACTTTAGCAGAATCAGAATCAGGATTTTCTAAAGCTTCTGTCTGATCATACACAAAATCTTCGCCTAAGCCAAGTCTTTCTTGTACGGTTTTAACAGGAGCTCCACCATTTTCCAAATAGTCTCGTACATGCGATACAAGTCCGCTATCGTTCTTCATTGCTTCAAGAACTGGTACAAAAGGTTTCAGGTTTTTTAATTGCCCATACATTTTCTGAGCTTGTTTACTTGAATCTTTATACCGTTTTTCCCAATTAACTTCATTAGGGCCTTCCGTTTGTGATGTGTGGGTTACCTGTTCAGGGCCACGCTGTATCGGAGGGGTTGCCTCAGTTTGGGTCTCTTCTGTTGCGTCAACTATTCCGCTGTTTACACTGCTTTCTAGCTGATCAAAGAAATCACTACCGGAGCCAGCCTCATCTGCCTGCGTAAACATAGCGTCTGCTTCTGGGTTACCTTGTGTGTTATCTTCCATTTTACTCTCCTAACGTATTGTTAAAGTTAAAGTTACTCCTCGGAACTATCCAAGGAATTTTTTGTATCCTGTACAACACCTTTTAAAGCTAATTCAGCTTCTTTATTTTGTGCTGTAACATTATTTTTAGCGATGTTACCAAGTATATTACCTTGAGCCCTTGCATTTACTGACTCTTTGTTAACTTCACCTTTTACTTCTTCTTTCTTTTTATTAATCTCAACTGACGCTTGCATTACTTTATTCTTAATGCCTGCTTGAACTAATTGGCGTTCAAGAGTTTCAATTGTACCAGCTTGATCTTTAAGCTGACCTTCTAGCCCTTGAAGTTGGCCTTGTAGTTGAGAATATAAACTTTTACGTTTCATAATTTGTTGTTTGTTCTTAATATCAGTTTCAGATAAAAATGCAATATCATCAATAATACCCATTTTCATATATTCCTTAAGTTCATCAAGATAAGCCCATCTATTAATAGGTAATGTTGAACCTGCTATAATTCTAATATCAAATTGAGCTGTAGCATAATCTTTAAATTTACCAATTACTTCTCCATAATCATTATACATAGGAATATTCATTTCTACATCTTGTACTTCTGAAATATTATTAGGTTGAATTATTCTAAAAGTTTTATGTGCAGTATAAACTGATTGAGAAAATTGTTTAACTATAATTCCCACTTGCTTTAATGCTGGTTCAATTGAATTTTGCATCCATTGTTTTACTCTGCGAGTTCCATATTCATCCATAGCTAACATACCACGATATGTTTCATGCTGTGCAGATGTATCTCCTTGCATTGCTCCATAAATTCCAGCCAAATATTCCATATCTCCTTTACCCTCTTGAACAATACCAAAAAAAGCATTTGACAAAGGAGCAGGCATAACAGGCGTTGGAGCAACAGATCCAGGCCTAATTGGTAATAAGGCTCCAGGAGAACTAGAATATTGCTCCCAATAATCAGTGTCAATAGCTCCTTCTTCATGCATCCATCTTAATGATGATCCTAAACTAGCATTATGAACCATAAGTTGATGCGCTTTATTTAGTTCTCTTTGTTTTCCTATCAATGGAGATACTGCTGATATAGGAAAAGGAGTACCTGTCCATTTAAAATGTAATGGAACTAATGGATATTCTTTAATTTTTTCTGGTAAAATAAATTCATATATTAAAACATCCCCTACTACACAAGTTTGTTTAATCCTATTATCATGGAACTTAATAGCTTCAACTATTGTTTTACTAAAATCTTCGTTTTTAAGCATAACATTATATTCTTTATCACTTACAATAACACTTTCTACTTTAGAGGATTCTGCTTGTAATTGACTTTGATATTCTTGTTGAGCTGCAGTTAATTGTTCTTGTATTTGTTTTTGAGCTTTTTCTACTTCAAGTTCATATCTAGATTGAATCATTTCTCCAGATTCAACAGCTTTAAGCATTTGCTGTTGTTGTTCCATAAATGAAACAGATAACTCTTTTTGCATTTCTTCTATTCTTACTGCAACTTTTTTCTTAATATCTTCTAAAGTTTTTTTGTCTGGTGGGATTCTATAAAATACATTTCGATATGGAACTTTAATTTTTTCATATACTTCAAAATATTCTATAAGAGTATCATGTTCTCCTGTTACTGGATCAATAGACTCAGTAGAACTTATATCCTTATAATCAAAATCTTTTTGCCAACTTGAGGTCGCCTTCTCAGTATATACATCCTCATGCTGATGTTCACCATTTGCTTTTTTAATTTTATTTGAATATTCTGGATACTTTGCTAGTAAATGAGATTTAGGTAAAATCTTTCTAATCATAATATAAGCAGCATCTCTAAATAACATATCTCGTGATTTAGGATCTATAAAAACATCAAATGGCTCTGGTTGCTCAATTTTAACTTCACCCATTCCTTGATCAGCATCTTTATCTACGGTTACCAATAAATAGCCTAATGACTTTGTAATACAGTCATTAATTGCATTTGCATATAATGATGAACCATCTGAATTTGACCATATATAATCAGCTAAATCAGAAAATAAATGGGCAATATCAGAGTCTGATCCATCTACGCCAATAGCTTGCCATCTAGGATTATTAGCAGTAGCATAAAAATTTAGCATCTCTACTACAGGTAATATCCTATTTATAGTAAATGTAGGCATACCTTGCTCTTCTAATAATCTTGTTTCCTGTTCAGTTAACTGATTATCATTAGAGAAGTCATATCCTTTTTGATTAATATATTCCCATTGAGCTCTTGTATGAGATCTAACTTTATTATATATTTCTCTTACTTTTAAAGCTTTCTTATTAGGCTTTGCCATTATTCTCTTCCTCTTCTTTTTTAGGGATAGTTGGATCGTCTTCTCTTTGAGAAGGGATTATTATAGTTAAATCATCTAAGGTAAATAAATCAACCATTATATACTTGCTATAATCATTTCTAAATCACATGATCCAGTATTTGCATCTGCTTGAACATTTGTCAAACTTCCTAAAGCTGTATCAGAAGCAGCATCAGCATCTTGAGTTGCATTTAAGATACCCACCATACCCGCACTATTATCAGCATTCCATATAAAAGATCTCCCTGCATCAAGTTTAATAGCAACCTCATCATTATCTTGGTTTCTAAATGTTAATGTAATAAAGTTTGTATCATCTAAATTTGTAAATCTCATATACATTACAGTAGAATCATTATAATGTCCAGCTGAACCAACAGCTCCACTCATTGTGGCTATTGTAGACTCATTAGTTGTAATAGTTAATATCCTTTTTGATATTTCATTAATACTCGAAATAGTAAATGTATTGCTTCCACCTTGTTGAACTCCATTTAAGGTTAAGCTTTCACTTATACTTACTGTTAATGCTGCTGCTGTTATTGTACTTGCCATTTTTTAATCCTTTATTTCAAAATGTGGAAAATCATCAAATTTATTATCGGCTACCTGCCAATCTTGGTCCCAGTCCCCTCCCCAGCGAAGCACAATATCCATCCCACGAGCCACCCCAAGCACAAACCCTGCAAAAAGAGTTTGACGCTCTCTGTCATCCCAGTCGACGGGATAAGGCGTGATATCAACAGCACGACTAGGCAACTTATTATGCCTACCATCAGGGAACCGTACTTTGCTTTTTCCTTCGTCATAGAACTTATTCTGTCTTTCTTCGCCTCTGTGTCCTTCTAACACACTGCAATCTACATATTTAATTACTTCATTAAAGACCTTTTGTAATCTCTCATCACATGTCTTTAGCCTTGCTTTACTACTCTTTCCAAATCTAGGCATTATCTCTCCTTATGCTGTAACCCAGCTTTTAGCTTGTGGTTTATGTTTATACCAATCACCTTCTTTATTTTTCTTTATTGACTTCATAGGATGTGCATATTTACAAGAATATGCTAATGCATCTATAACGTCATCATGGCCCATTCTAGGACCAAAAGTTATTATCTCCCTTTGAAGATCATA